GGATGGCTCTTTAGCACGTGCAAGAATGTAGTCTTTCATTTGTCCACCTTGTTGTCTAGCCTATCAAAAATTTTGCCAAGCATGTCTTTGATCTCGCGCACGTCAGACCTATAGTCTTCACGTGTGACGTAGTTCAAAGGCATGGCCCGCACGTCTGTGTCCAAGCGCTCGATCGAGCGGTAAATGTTGTTCAAAATCCAGCCGCCCAAAGCACCGGCAAGACTGACCGCGATGTTGAATAAAACTTGTGAGTCCATTACTGCGCCATTCCAGTTAATTCAATTCTACGCACTGGCTGGTCTGCAAGCGCGTTATTGTTGTTACGCTCAGGCGCCAACGCGTTGACGCCCGTGGTAACTGTGCCTGTGCGAATAGCCTCCACGGCTTTCTTAGCGCCAGGCGCCAAAGTAGACGGATCAGAAATCAATTTGATTACGCGGTTGCGCTCAGACGCGGGCAATGTCTCAAGCAATTGCGCAGCGCCTTCTGGCGTCTTAAGCGACTCCGTCAGCGTCCCCATGGTCTTAGTGCCAATCTTGTTTTCTAAGATTTGCAAAGCCTTGTTGGTGGTCGCGGCCACAGCGCTCAAATAGGATGGAATACGGAATTTAGAAATTTGCTGAAGCAACAGTTCTTTAAGTGCGTCTTGGCCTGCGGACACTTGCTCTTTTACAGCAATGTCGGTCAGGCGTTTCTTGGCTTGGTCTTGCAACACGGCCAAGGTGCTGTCAGCTAATTCGGTGGCAATGTTGTACTTGCCTGGGCCAAGAATCTTTTCAACAACTTCAGGCGACTCGTTTTGCACCAAACGCACAAACTCATCTTTGTTGCCTTTCCACATTTCAAGCGCTTTGCCTGTCAGTTTCTTTTCAGCAATATCGCTCATGCCTTTGGCGTGTGCGTTCAAGTAGTCGCGCCAGCCAGCGCCGCCAGCCGCTTCAATAGCGTCGTCAATAGCCGGCTTGATCTTAGACAGTACACTTGCCGCCAAGTTGCGCTGGGCGGTTGCATCAGCACCTGGGCGCAACTTAGCAATAGCGGCGTTGACAGAATTCTTGCGAATGGCTTCCAAAGCCGCCGCGTCGATGATGCCACCTTGGCCCGTCCATTTAGCGATGTCATCGGCAACGTTTTTCACAGCGCCGCTAATCAGATCGTTACCTGCAAACGCTGGATTTTCAGCGGTCGATGAAATGCGCTGAATAAGCGGCGCGCTTTCAAGTGGTTTGACACCAATAGACCGCAAGGCTTTTTCCGCGCCAGTCGCTTGCGCAACAAACTTAGCTGGGTCAATCGCAGTGCCAGAACCAGTCAATACAGCCAGATCATTAGCTTCTCTGGCAACTGCTTCATCAGCGACGTATTTGCCCAAGTCAGCGCGCTTAAGTGACGCTTCTCGCATGGGGCTGGTCACTTTGTTAAGGTTTGTTTTGGCCAGTTCATTGACTGCACGGGTTTCCGCAGCGGTAGTACCACCAGCCAACTTGGCCAGCGCGTTGACTGACACGTCACCTTGCGACTGCTCTAACGCACGCAAGAAGCGTGGGTCGCGTGCAGTAGCGCGATCGACAAGCGCTTGCCATGTTGGGCTGTTGATGTTGGCCGTGGCTTGCGCGGCGCTGACATTTTGACCTTGTGATGCTTTGAGCGCGTTTAACACTTCAGGCAGATCTGGGCCAAGAGCGTTGCGGGCAATCTCAGCTGCTTTTTGTTTGGGAATTTGGCGAAGATCAGCGACCTTGCCCGCAACGTAACCAAGCGCGGGGCCAAGAACGCGCCCACCTGCCTCGTATGTCGCGCCTTCAACTACGTTGCGAAGCGGCTCAACAACTTGCGCGGCGCCTTGTCGTGGGGCTTTGCCGCCAAGATAAACGTCAGCCAAGTTAAGTGCTTCTTTGGCCATGCCGTAGCCAAGACCAGCACCGCCTACAGCACCTGTGGCTGTACCAACGCCAGGCGCTACTAGAGTACCCGCGCCAGCACCAATTAAACCACCGCCAGCCGCGCCCAACATCTCGACCGTAGGCGTGATGAACTCACGCACTTTGTCGTACGTTGTGGGCGGCTTGCGCTCAGTCGGCATACCAGACGCGGCGGGCATTGATGGTTGCAATGCCGTTGGCAACGTAGGGGCGCCCAAGCCAAACTTTTGCATAATCGCTTGCTGCGTGGCAGGATTGGCGTTAGCAAAATTGGGATCTTGAGGCGCCCACTTGTCAAAGATTGCCTGCTTAGTAGCAGGATTAGCATTGACAAAATTTGGATCGGCAAGGACTTCGGCTAAATTTGCCATTTTTACTTCCTTACTTCAACAATGGATTGCTAGTGTCTACGCCACCACCGCCAGCTGCTGTGCCGCCAGCTAAACCACCAGCCTTACGTTGCGCGTTCTCTACACCTTTGCGAACAATGTCTTGGAACTCGCGGGCGGCTTTAATGTATTCTTGCTCGTTTTGCGCCAAACTCATACGCATACGAGCAGCAGTTGCTTTTTCACCCTCTTTTTCAGAGATAGAACCGCCGCCTTTAAGCGCCTCAAACGCTGACAAGAACGCAGTGCCTTCAACTTGGTTTTGCAATGTTTGAAAGCTGGCGGCATTGGTTCCGGGCACAAACCGAGCGCCGGGCTTCCATGTTGCGCCCACGGCATCTTGAAATCCTGGGTGGGGGGCAGTCGCCGCTTGAATGACTTTGCCTTTGGCGTCTCTAACTTCTTGCTTGCCGACCATTTGATCGACAACGTCAAGCGCCAACTGCGCGTCGCTAATGATTTTAGGCAACGCTTGTTTGGCTGCGACGTCGCCTTTGGCAATCGCTTTACCTGTTTCTTGGGCGGCTGCCATGGCTTGTTGAAACGCAGGATCGCCTTCACGTTTGAGTTTTTCTTGGCTAATAGCAAGGTTTTCTCTTGCGCGGGCGTCAACCAGTTTTTCACCTGGCGTCGCAGTTTTCTTGGTCGTATTAAGCGTCGTAAGTTTGCCAGTTAACGGCTCAAACGTGCGGTCAATCAATTCACTACCAGTGTCTTTAGTAGACAACTGAGGCTTATTCAACTCCATGAACTTTTCAGTGCCCAGCTTAGACTCGTTGAGCAGTTGAGCAAACGCCTCTGGGCCGCTTTGGATAGCGGCGTTAATACGAGCGCGTGATTGATCAGCGGTAATGCCGCGGGCCGCCAACATGGGGCCAAGGACGGGGTCTTTATGATTAGCTTCATGCCAAGCGATGTATTGCGCAGGCGTTGTTACGTTTTCCAAAAACAAGCGCGATTGCTTCAATTTTGCGTCAGCTAACTCAACATCTGCTTTTTGTGTTTCACGCTTGGTTTTTATAAATTTGGTATAGCCTTCTAGGTCGCCCGCCTTTAACAACGCGTTAGCGATTGCATCGTCGTTTGTGCCTGCTTGCGCCAGCGCATTTGTGCGGCCAATATCTTTAGCTTCAGCGCGTTGTGCGGCGCCTAATTGAAATTGTGCCAATGCGTTCTGATTCTGCGCGTTTTGAATAGCCGCCATTTGGCCGTATTGCGCCAAAGGGTTTTGCAATTCAACCCCGCGATAGCCCATTGCAATATTTGGATCGACTGCCATATTGATTCCTTAACCGGGGTTATTTAACGAGCCGCCTAAAGTATAGTTCGGGCTAACTGAATAGTCGCCTGACATCGCATACGGCGAGGTGCCGCGGTTTTGCAACGCGTTCACCATATTTTGACCTTGAGTGTAATTTAAGTATTGGCTTAGACCACCCGCCAAAGCGTTAGCGCCGCCAATGTAGCCAGACGCCCGCGCCTGCGCTGCGTTTGATAAACCTGCTGCTTGATTTTGACCCATTATGCCCGCCGCGCCAGTCAACGTATTAGCGGCGGTTTGACCAGCACCCATCAGACTTTGCAATGGTTGCAACTGATTGGCGCGATTGGTTTGATAACGGTTGTAAGCGTTTTGATATTCTTGCGATCCCATCTCTTGACCGTAGCGCTGTGCGGCCTTCAAAGCGCCGCCGCTGATCAAACCACCACGTGCGGCTGCTTGACGGTCAAGCGCTTTTTGGCCTTCTGCCAATCGGAAACCGTAGCCTGGGTCTGCCGTGAAATCAGACATACCAAAGTCTCGGGTGTATTTACCGTAGTCAGCGCCTTCTGCGCCGCCAGGCAAACCAAAATAAGTTAGAAGTCTATTTTGGGCGGCCATGCCACCTTGTCGGAACGGCTCTTGTAAACGGTTTTGCTCCGCAAACATGCGCTCCTGTGCTGCTGTGCCTTGTTCAGCGGCTTTTGCTTGAACGTCAGCGGCTTTACCTGCTGCACGTGAGCCGATTAAGGAACTCGCAAGCGTTGCGCCGCCTGCGATCATTGCTGCCGTGACGAAACTCATAATGCAACCTCGATTTCTTGATGTTTGACCTTGTTTCCGACAGCGAACATCGAATTAGGGTCGTCTTCAACTAGTTCAGATTCTACTTCTTCTACCGTGTTGGAATCAACTCGGTGAAACGTCATGCACAACGCATCTGTTTCAGCATAGACAGCGCGTTTGGTGCCAGGCTTGCTGCATAGCAACATGGGGCCAGTAATAGTTTGTACGCCATCGTCTGTGGTGACGCTTACTGTGCCGGATACAACCATGTAAAAATGTTCTTTTTTGTGGACTTTACCCACAATCAAACAACCAGCAGGACGCCAAACTTGTCTGCAATACATGCCGCCATGAAACACATGCTCTGTGGGCGGCTCATATTGCGGATGTTTAGAAACCTCTGCCTGCAATGCCTCCACACGCTCCCGAAGGGGCGTCTGGAGTTCAAAGCCTTTGCCGTAGGTTACTTGCATCACATCGCCGCAATCACAAAGGCCAGCAATTCTTCGTAGCGCACGCCAAGAGTGGTCACGCCGTCGATAGTGTCTGAGCAGAAAATGCCATATTCGTCAGCGTTCAGGCCTTCAGCCGCAAAAGCCGCCTGCACATCCTGCGCCATGACACCGACGTGTTTGCGTGCGTTTGCGCCTTTGGCGGCCACAGCGTCCTTGAACTTGAACGTCTTGAACAAGCCCTTGATGCGCTTGGCCACGGCCAACTCAGCGGCTGTCAGGTCAGCGATCTCAGTCTTCTGATTTGCGTCAGACGTGTTGATTGTGCCTGTGGTGGCGTACACAGTTGTCCAGCGGAAGCCAGATGTACCCAAAGACATGACGTTGTCAGCGCCTGGGGCAACCGCAGCGCCTGAGCTGTTAATGAAGAAGCCGTTGCCGCTACCAGCGGAGAAGGCCATCAGGTTGTTAGACGATGTCAGCGTGTAGCTGCTGGTTGTCAGCGTGCCGCCAGACAAGTTGACCGCAGTGGTTGCGCTTGTTGCTGTGGTAGCAGTCGCGGCGTTGCCGGTCGTGTTCTGGTTCAGCGTTGGGAACGTACAGTTGGTTAAGTTACCAGACAAAGGTGTACCCAAAGCAGTGCCTGTCTGATATGGGGTATACCCTAATGCACCTGTGACGTCGCCGCTAGACAGCGTGACTGCGCCGGTGCGGGTGTTGAAGCTAGACACGCCTGTAAATGCAGGCGCGGCCCATGTGCCGTCATTGCGCAAGAACGTAGTCGTGCTGCCAGAAGGCGCAGAGATCGCATAGCTGTTCCAGACAAACTGGCCAGCCAAATAAACTGCTTTCCAAGCAAACGAAGACGCGCCCAAGTTGACATTGTTGTTGACCGCAGGCAAGAACGAATAAGTCGAGCCAGATGTAAACAAACCAAGTGTAAAGGTGCTGTTGGACAAGTTCAACTGCGCGCCACCAGACGCCACAGTAGAGATGCCGCCCACCGCGCCAACGGTTACGCCGTCAAGCACTTGATTGCCTGTAAACGTGTTAGACGACGCTAAACTGGCGGGCGTGTAAGTCAACGCGCCAGTCACGTCAGAACTGAGCAAAGTTACTGCGCCAGTGCGAGTGTTAAAACTAGACACACCACCAGAAGACGACGCAGGCACTGCCCACGTACCGTCGTTACGCAAGAACTTGGTCGTGTCACCTGTTGGCTGTGCAATACCGTAGCCGTTCCAAGTGAACGTGTTGCTCAGATAAAAGCCGTTCCAACGACGTGCAGCGCCGCCCAAAACCAACGCATTGGCTGCGCCTGAGTCCGCGCTAGGCTGGAAGTTAGCGCCGTTAAAATCAACAGCGCGAGGTGTTGCCGCCAAGCCGTTGTTGGTCAAGAACATGGTGCCGTCATAGGTAGAAATACCCATGGCGCCGCCTGGCGTTGCACCGCCCACGCCAATACCGTTGGTCGACAAAGTCTGACCAAAAATACCGTTGTAGGACGTGGTGTTGCCTGCCGCGGTCACAGCGGCCAGTGTTGGCGTTGTGCCGCCTGTGCCGTTGGCCGCAGCAGTGATACGGCCTTGAGCGTCAACAGTGATGTTGGCTGACGTATATGAGCCGGCGGTCACTGTGGTGTTGGCCAATGAAAGCGTACCAGACGATGTGATCGTGCCGCCATTCAAACCTGTGCCAGCGGTAATGCTTGTGACCGTACCGCCGCCTGTGCCAGTCGCCGCGGCCCAAGTACCGTCGTTGCGCAGAAACAACGTGGTGCTGCCAGTTGGCGCGGCGATTGAATAGCCGTTCCAGTTGAACGTGTTGTTCAAATAGAAGCCGTTCCATCGGTTTGCGGAGCCGCCTAATGTCAATGCGTTAACGGCAGAACTGTCAACGCTAGGCTGAAAGTTTGCGCCGTTAAAATCAATTGCGTAAGGGTTGGTGGCCAAGCCATTAGGTGTCAGATATAGAGTGCCGTCATACGCAGAGATGCCAGAAGGGCCGCCTGATGTTGCGCCGCCAATACCGATACCGTTTGTCAGCGCGATCGTCTGATTAAAAATACCGTTCAGGCTAGAGATGTTGCCGGCTGTCAACACAGACTGCAACGTACCGCCACCACCGCCACCACCGCCGATGGGGTTGCCTGTGAGGTCAAGATACGCGGCGGCTTCAACAGAGTTTTCAAACCTGTTAGACGCGCCTTGTTTGTACTGGTCAACAGAACTGTAGAAGTTTGCGCCGACCAAAGACAACTTGAACGCATTGGACACGTTGTTGATTGTCGGGCGGCTAGAACTTGCCGTATAGCCGTCTAAGCCAACCCAGCCGCAACCCTCAAACGTGATGGGGAAGGCGTAAGTAGACACAGACGCGGCCAAGTAAACTTGCTGCGCAGGGTAGCTGGAACCAAGGGCTGTAAAGCTACAGGCGCTTACAACGCCAGTAACGCCTGGGCGTGAGACGGTCTGCTGTACTTGGAACTGCGCTTGACCGCCGTTGCCTTCAAAGTACACACCGGTGATGTTAAACGCGCAAGCAGACTGCTGGGCCACATGGCCGCCAGCGTCCACAATCGCCAAGCCCCACTTGGCGCTAGACAAGTCAGTGCCCGCGCCGTTGGCTTCGATAGAGCCGCCGGTGTAGTTGAACGTGCCTGCACCAATGACCTTACCGCCGTAGGCGTAGTTGTTGCCCACGTTACAGTTGGACATGGTGATAGCGTTGGGTTCTGAATAGTAACCAAGGCTAGAGTTAGGCTCAAAATAGAAACCGCCGGTGTTGTAGCGGATCACCAAGTCGTTGAACGTAGACGACAAGACGTTGACGCCGTACAAACCAGTCGCCCATCCTGCCAAGTAGACGTTGTCAACGGTGGCGTACGCGATGTCTTGAAGCGCAATACCAATCTTGTTGAGTTGGTAGCCGTACAGCGTGAAGTCTTGGAACAGGCAGTAGCCCGCTGGGTTGGAATCAAAGCCAACAATCTCAATACCGTTGTCGTTGGTTGTTTGATAAATGGTCGTGGCGGCCATGCCGTCGCCGCGCATAGAGGGGCGCTTGAACGGATCGACTGTGCCGTTGTTCATGGAGAACACCAACGCAGATGAAATCTTGTACGTGCCGGCAGGCAAATAGACGCAGCCACCATATTGGCACGCCAGATCAATACCCGCTTGAATGGCGGCAGTGTCGTCGGCAATGCCGTCGCCCACAGCGCCGAAGTCCTTAACGGACACCAAGTCTTGCATCTTGTCGTTCAAGGTCTTGCCAACAGCGCCAGGCATTACACCTAGTGCGTAAGTCTGCTTGAAACCGATGAGGGCATCGCCCTGAGCAATGTTGGATGTGTTGGCCAGCTTGGTTGCCAGCGCGTCTGCGTCAGTGATACCTGGAATGTTGTCCCAAGTACCAATCAAAACATTGTTTGAATCCTCCAGAATAAATTTATAACTGGAGTTGGCTGTCAGCCAGACTTCGTTGGGTACGCGCCCGCCTGCGTCCAACACGATAGGGTTGGGGTTGGCAGACAAGCCAGTGACCGAGGTGTAAGTCGCCGCCGCGGTTGTTGTGCCAGCCGCGTAAGTGTAGAGCAAACCGCCCGCCAAAGGCACGCCGTTGTCATCAAAGAACTGCGCGCCAGCGCCTGCGAATAGGGAGATGTTGACAGTCATGGTTAACTCACTTCACGGCCAGATGAACGAATGTTGATTGCGCTTGCAGTCCCAGCGATTGTAGAGATGAAACTAGATGGCATCAAGACCTGACCAACTAATTCTGGGAAAGTATAGACCTCAGAAGGTTGTAGTGTTTTGGTCTTGGTGATCAAGTTAGAGTCGCCCGCTGTGGTTGCGCCTGTAACCAAGTTCACGCTGATCGTAGCGGCTGATGCGCTGTAATTGGTCGCTGTGAACTTGTCGATAATGGTTGTGACACCAGACGCGGTGTATTGCGTGGTCTGAGTGCTTTCCGCAGTTTTAGCGGGGATAAGGACTTTGACGGTAACGGTCATGCTGTGACTCCTTGGATTGTGGGGCCGGAAACGTAATTAACGGTCAGAATAGCAGACGGCGCTGCCGGACGGGTAGGTGACGTGCCTGCGGGAATGGTTTCGATAAACACCGTCGACCCATGCGCGTGCCACGCCAACTCAAAATAATCACCGTCTTTCATCTCTAAAAAGTAGTTGAGCGCAATGATAAGTTGACCATTAAGCCCCGAATGTTTTTTAGGGACTGTGACAACGCTGTTTGAGTTGGGTAAATCTGCCCCATTGTATTTGAGCCAGACGTCGGTTTCGTACTCGCTAGACGTATCAGAATTAGACAACTGAAGGCTAAACTGGATGTTGTATGCGCCAGCCGTGTCAACGTAAATCTTAGATGTAACCGTGCCTGTAATGGTTGTAGATGCTACGGTTTGGCTAGGGCTGATGACGTACACGCCCGCGCCGCCTGGCGTACCAGACGTTTGCGACACAACGTGCGTGCCGGCGGTTACGCCCGTGCCTGTTAAAAGCATCCCTAAACGAATAGTGCCAGACGTCATGGCCGACACGGTCAAATTTGTCGTGGTAATTGAGCCTGTAAAAACCGCCGTATCAGTTATTGAGCGGACGCCGTTTTGGTACAAAGCTGTCCCAAACCTTACAGGGTACGCCTGCGTTGTTGAGCCGTCGTACTGATTCGTGGTGTCGTAAAAACCACCATAAATGGGGTGCGGCACTTGGGGTGTGTAAGACGGCGCGACGGCCAGCGCTTGCACTTGTTTTTGAAGTTCTGCAATCTGTGACTCTTGCGTAGACGCCGTTGGCGTAAGCGCCGCCTCAAACGCTACGTTGAGCGCCGTGGGGTCTGTCTGAGTGGGTGGGCCAAGTTGCAAGTCAGCCAACGAGAACTGGCTTGTGCCGCCGCCCGTCAGGACAAACAGATTGTTTAGGAAACGAAACCACTCACGCGAAATCGTGCCCGTGCGCTCGTCTATAAACGGCACCCGTGGGGCTGGGATTTGCGTAATGTTAAGCATTTGTTGGGCTTGCGTGGAGTTCAGCGCCCATGATAGCCAGCTTCACAGGATCAGTACCAGACACCTCATAGACACGGTCGCGCAGTTTGAGCGTCATACCAAGGCGACGCCAGATGGTGCGGTGGCCATACTCACCGATGCGGCCCATGGACGTCCAGTGTTCGCTTGACCATGTGTGACCGCCGTCGTCTGACCAGCGCAACATAACTTGTGGGTCTGGAATAGGCACTTGCGTAATGCCGGACAAAAGAAACTCACCGCCTTCGGTAATTAACGGCTCGCCTGACTCAGTCACCATGTAGACGTTTTCGTCTTGCGTCAGGCCGTTTAAACCCACGCCAGTTTCAGCGTCCAGTTGCAAACTGTGGTGGGCGCTGCGGTTTAGATTGTTCTGGCCAGTTGGCAAGGCGCGCCATGAGCGCAGCCACTTTTGAGGTTGGCCGTTGTCTGCGTAGACGTCCAGATCCAACGTGTAAATGTTGCCGTTTTCAAAGTCACCAACAACGGTGTTGCCTTGGAAGTTGCACTGGCAGTTAGAGCGGTGGCGCGTAAACTGACCATTGACAAGGCCCGCACGCTCATGCCACGCCTGTGTGGCCGCGTCGTACACCCAAGTGGCGTTAGCGCTTGGGAAAGTCAGCACATAAAAGGCGTGGCCTTCTTGCTGGTACGTGTAAGCGATCGCGTCTGAGATGTTGCCGTACTGCGCAATGGCGTACTCGATCGCATGAGTAGAAACCCGTACACCCGTGTAGCCATTGGCCTTGTAGACAATGCCTTGACCGCGGGCGTCAGTGCCAAGCCAGAACAAGCTGTTGTCTAATTTTGCAACAGAAAACGCGGCCACGCAGCCGATCTCGTTGAACGCGCCTTGGATGCGTGTCAAAGGAAAGTCAGCAAGGCCTGCGTCGTACCAGACTTCAACCGAGTCAGTACCAAACAGCCACGCTTCGCGGTGGTCAACATTGATACAAACCAAGCCGTCGGGCGATCCTTCAGCGCTTGCAAAATCAAGTGGGTCAATAGACGAGCCGTCAAGCAACTGAGTCACCCACACACGCTGGCTATTTGGCTCGTTAAAGACGAAATAACCATCAAGGTAGGCCACAGTCACAGCGCCTGGGAAATCGGGGTCTATGATCTGTTTAAACGTCTGTGTTGACTGGTTAAAAATGTAGCTTGGGCCGTTGCAAGCAAAAAAGATTTGCGTGCCATTGTCGGCGATTGACACGGGGCCGCCAGCGGCTACGTTGCCAATCTTGACTGGCGTAGCTGTCAAACTGCTTAACTGGTAGACCTCAGTGCCAGACACGACAAAGAAACTTGTGCCGTTTGACTGGTGCGCCCACAGCCCGCGAATAGGGCCGTCGCCAACGGTCTGCTGAAGTAGCAGGCCTGGGGCGCGGTTAAGAAAGCCAGGCTCTTTGCCGCCCTCGGGGATGACCTCGGGGAACAAATTGACCATGCGATTGTCCGCAGCGTTGACACTGCGGGCAACGTAACTGGAGCCAAGAATCGGCGTTTTCATCAGTAGTTACCGGCATAGATGTTGAAACGCTGGCGGTTGGCCACCAAAGCGTAAGGCAGTGCCATCACGTCATCTGGGTTGTTGATGCGCTTCAGATCACGCTTAGAAGTCATGGCGATGCGCTGCACCTGTGGGCTTGGCTCAACGCCAAACTCAGGGGCGAATTCCATGGCCAAGTTGTACGTGAACGCACGCAAATAGCCTGGAGGGAAATGCAATTCTGTCGACAGCGTGGCGGGGTTGTTCAGTTCTTCAACTGAAATGAAGTGCCACTCCAAGTCTTGCGTAGGACGTGGGTAAATAAACATCTCCACATTCGGATACGTCATGTTGACGAAGATCACCTGTGGGTATGTGGACGTCACGGTCTTGACCGCGATGCCGTCGTATTGTTGCTGGTTGATGAACTTGATGCCGTATGACACGCCGTTAGGCGCTTTGAAGTACGTCGCGTCGTCAAACAAGATTGGGCGGTTGCCCACAAAGTCGCCTGATGGGCCAAGGGTGCGGCTGATCAGGCTAGAAGGCCAAGTAAACACTTGGTCTTGAGTAGAGAACACTGACAGACGTTCGGTCTGCCATGAGTCAATCATCTGATTGAGCGCCATTAAGGCGTCTTGCGACATGGAGGCTGAAGGCGTCTCGCCCTCGGCCAAAATACCCAGCAGGCGAAGCGCCCTATTTATTTGATCGCCAGCGGTATATGTCGCCATGTTCAGACTCCTTCG